GACAACAACTACTAGCACCACAACAACGACAACGTTACCTAAGGCGAAAGATGTGGTTGAAGATGGTATCACTACGTACTTGGCTTGGGATAAAAATGGGTGTGAACACCCGAATAACCCTTTATCGTATAAACAATATTTGGAAGCCGTAGAAAGTGGAGATTGGTTTGGCTATCAACCTGGGGATTGCTCTGACGTACCTGATGTTGTTGTTGATATTGTCGAAACCGAAGAATTAGATGATGAGTTGGACACAGAAATACTTGAAGATGACACCCTCACAGAGGAAATTGTTGAAGAAGAAATTATTGAACTCACAGAAGAAGAAATAGCTATTATTGAAGCTGAGATTAAAGCTGAAGAAGAACGTTTAATTCAAGAACAAAAGGACGCTGAAGAAGAATTACTTATATTAGAGGAGCTTGAAGATAGCGTTATTATTCTTGAAGATTTATCTGAAGAAGAACTAGAAGAATTTGTAGATGTAATACAAGAAATAGAAGATACATTAGAAATTATAGAAATTGTAGAAGAAGAAATTATTCTTGATGATATACCTGATGATATTATCGTGGTTATTGTTGAGGAGGAGGATTTAGAAGATGACATTGTTATTGTGGTGGAAGATGAAGAAATTGATGAGGAAGTTTTGGTTGAGCCAATACAGGAAGATGTTGAGAAGAAACCTGCAGAAGAACTTTCTGAGGAAGAAATCGTTGAAGAACTTGTTGAAGTTGAAGAAGTCATTGAGGAAATTGTAGATATACCTGTAGTAGAAGAAGATTTGTCAGAAGAAGAAGTTGCTGAAGTTATTGAAGAATATGTTGAAGAACTAGAAACTGAAGAAGTTATAGAAGTTTTAGAAGAAGTACAAGATGTCGGTGTACAAAACTTGGAACAAGTATCTGAAGAAGTGCAAGAGGTTGTACAAGCAATAGTAGAAGAGGCTATAGAAGATGTTGAAGAACTTACAGAAGAGCAAGTTGAGGTTGTTGCTGAGGTACTACAAGTTGAAACTGAAGATGTTGCTATCGTTGCAGAAGCTATTAAATCAGATGAAGTAGTAGCTGAAGCAGTAGAAGAATACGTAGAACGTGCAGTAGAAAATGCAGATGTAGAAAACTATACACTTGCTGACGTAGTAACAGAGGTACAGTTTGAAACATTTGTTGAAAATCCTATAGAAGTTTTGGTGGATATAGATATACAAGAAATAAACCTTACAAGTATTGGTGATGATATGACCCAAGACCAAAAGGAAAAAGCACAAGAAGTTGTAGTGCCTGTTATTCTGACTAGAATAGCTAGTATGGCAGCTTTTGTATTTAGGAGAAGTTAATGCTAAAGAAATTATGGCAATGGATAGTAGAAGCAATTAAAGAAACGCTTAATTTAAGTTGGACTTTAGTTGGTTTAGTTATTGCAACCTTAACACTTACAGGTTCTGCCCAACAAGTAACAGGTTTAGCTACCGTTATTACATTAGGTATATGGTTACTAACTATTGGATTTAGAAAAGATAAGCCAAAGAATAAAGGAGTAAGTAGATAATGGATTGTTGCGGCAATGGTTGTTGTGGTGGTAACTAATGTGTACAGTTAATGTACATAATGACGGTTCATTTGTACAAGTATGTAATTGTAAACACGGAAGTGACATGTGTAATGACGAGAAAAGGATAATAGAAAATGAAATTACAAGTAATTAGAACACAGTTTGGACAAGACGCTACCAATGGTATGTTGTTTGTAGATGGTTTATTTGAGTGTTATACACTAGAGGACCAATACCAAGAAGTAAAAGTTATGCACGAAACTTGCATACCTGAAGGAACATACGATATAAAGTTTAGAACTGTTGGTGGTTTTCATGCAAAATATACAGAACGTTATGGTGCTATGCATAAAGGTATGCTTTGGTTACAAGACGTACCTGGCTTTGAGTACATACTTATTCATACAGGCAATACAGATGAACATACATCAGGTTGTTTAATAGTAGGTAATACACAAGCAGATTTAGATAATGGTAAGGACGGATTTATTGGTGGTAGCCGAGATGCGTACACTAAGCTATATAATAAAGTGGCAAAACAATTACTTATAGGAAACCCTGTAACTATTGAGTATTCTAAAATTAACTTGACAAACAATGTACAAATAGGTGACAGTAACGTTAGTCAAATAGATGATATTAAAGAACTTGTAGAAGAAAAAATGTCAGACATTAATGGTAATCTAATAAAAATCAATGCTAAAATAGGTGGCAGGATTATTTCATAATGGCTAAGAAAAAGAAAACATATAAAGTTTCAAACAAACCTAAAGTTGCTGCTATGAATGAGTATATATACAATACTCTTAAAGATGACCTTGCTAAAGAATATAAAGTAGCAAGACCATTTAAACCAAAGAAAGTTAAGAAAGCTCAGATAGCTAAAAAAACTAATCTTAAAGCATATAAAGCCTCACCTGCAGAATTAGCTCGTGCTAGATACAAAGGTCCTAAATTTTCTAAATTACCAGGTGCAAGTAAACCAATGCCTACATCTGTACCAAAAGGTGTTGACGCTAGAATAAATACCAAGTCACTTAAAAAAGCAGGTTATCTTACAGAAAGTGCTATGGGTGGTGAAGGTGTAAGTAAAGCAAAGTTTGGTATACCTAAAGGTAAAAATCCTACAATTAAAAAAGGTGTGAAGAAAACTGTGGGTGATGTTATTGGTTATCAAACAGCTAAAACTGCAGAAAGTACATTAGATGTAGCACAACAAAGACTTGGTGGTACACAGTTTAAACCTTCAGGTAAAAAAGTTACTATTAAAGATAGCGATACAAAAACAAGAAAAGTTCCAGGAAGTAAATATGTAGGTGGTAAACAACCTGTATACAAATCAGGAACATCTTCGCCTGTCAAGTTAAACAAAAAAGCTATATCAGGAACTGCTAAAAAAACAGTACTTGCTAGAGGTGCAAAACTTGCAGCTAAAGGTGCGTCACGTTTAATACCTGGCGTAGGTACTGCGTTGTTAGCTAAAGATGTATATGATGTACTTACTACATCAGAGGCAACAAAATATGTTCCACAGTTTGGTGCAAAAAATCCTGCAAAAAAATACAAAAAAGGTAGAAATTATTAATGTTAGATAAGTTTAAGAGAGCAAGAAACCAAGATGGTACGTTTAAGAAAGATGTAGCGTGGACCCCTTGGAACGAAGCATGGAGTTATAAAATGAGTGATGAACTTAAAGATATGATTGAAAGAGCCGTATGGACATTTATTGAAGCATTTATTGGTGCTTTAACTGTCGCTCCTCTTGTCGGTGTAGAAGCTGAAACCCTTCAGTTAGCTGCACTTGCAGGTGGTGGTGCTGCTCTAGCAGTTGTAAAGACATACGCTAAAAAACAAATTACTAAGTAATGGCTAAGAAAAAACCTAAGATTAAGAACGAAGATAAAGCTAAAAAGTTTATCTTACAAGAACTTAAAATTGCTGATGAAATGCGTAAAGCAAGTAAGCAATTATTAGGTATGAATACATCACGTCCTGAAGTTTTAAGACGTGCAAAAAGATATGCTAAACTTAGTAATGAACTTAGTATGAGAGCTGATACTAGGTTAAAAGATTTAAGAGCAGCTCAAAAAGCAAGAAATAGATATTCAAAAAGGTACGGTGATATGTAATGCCAATGACTAAAAAAGGCAAAAAGAAACGTTATTCTAGTAAACGTAAAACCAAGAAGTATTAATCATGGCAATCGTTTATCGTGGAGAACGTTTTTCAGGCTACAACAAACCAAAAAGAACACCTAAACATAAAACTAAATCACATGCAGTACTTGCAAAAAAAGGTGATACTGTAAAGTTAATTAGATTTGGTCAACAAGGGGTTCGTGGTGCAGGTAAAAATCCTAAATCAAAGAAAGATAAAGCACGTAAAAAATCATATTACGCTAGGCACAATGCACAAGACAGAAATCCTGATAAATTAAGTGCTAGATATTGGTCACATAAGGTAAAGTGGTAGTATGCCAAAAGGTAAAAAAGGTTATTCCAAAAAGCAAATGAAAATTGCAAGAGTTGCTCCACCACGTAATAAAATTACAGGTGCAGATTTCAAGGCTCTCAAAAAAAGAAAGAGGAAAAAATAATGGGAATGGGTGTAAAACATTATCTAAAGTCAGGTAAAGAGTTCAAAGGCAAGTATCATAAAATGCCTAATGGTCAATTACATAGTGGTGCAACACACAGTAAATCATCTAAAAGATTATTTCATTATGGTGAATTATCTAAAAAATCTCAAAAGGTTGCAAAAAAAAGTTGGAAAAAATGAGCAAGAAAAAACCTGCTCGTAAACCTATTAACGCTAGTACTAAAAAAACTTTACAGAATAAAGCAAAAAACTCTAAGTATACGTATGGACAGTTGGCACAAGTTTACAGGCGTGGACAAGGAGCATACCTTTCTTCAGGAAGTAAGT